ATTTTTAACTGGAGACCAGAAATTAGAAGTATATTTTGTTGAATTAAATGTATCTTCAACAATACTTGCTTTATTGACTTGCATACCATTAACTTTATCAATTAATAATGTTTTAGCAATATCAGAAATTTTACCACTAAAAGTTTTACTTACGCTTTTGTTTAAATCCAATAAAGCATCTTGCGAAGTGAAATGTAATTGATAAACAACTTGTTTATCTCCAGTCAATTCCCTATCGGTCATTTTGTAAATATAAAATTTACCAGAAATATTGCCAGTTCTTAGAGTTGGTGTTTTAATATCTAATTCAACATACTCTTCGCCAACAAATGGAAATAAATTGACCAAATCCAAAGAATCTTTAATAATTAAAGTTCCTGTGATGAATGGCGATAACAAATCTTCAAAAATTTGTATACCTATAACTTGATTAGCAATATCTTGAAAGAATCCGCTTTGTGATGTTACTCGTATTTTACCAACTGATACATCACCAGCAAATCTTAATGTTTGTTGTAACTGCATTATAATAGTTCATCGAAATCGGTTAATATTCTATTTAACAATTCTGGAGAAATAAGTTTAATTCTTCTTTTCTTCTCATTTAAATCTTCTTCATACTGACGATTTGAAATTGAAACTGCTCCAGGAGCAGAAGAGTGAACAATATTTCCTTTATCGTCTACATAGTGATGTGGAGAATCTGCATTAACTCCATACTTATCTTGAATATATGCAGACAATCTTGGGTAATCCATAACCCAATCAGCTCTATAATCAAATCTTTCATTTACCAACATAACAACCCAATGATATTCAGCGTTACCATAAATCTTTTCGGCAACTATTTCTGGAGTTTCTCCATCTACAACATCATATTCGTCGTATAAAGTGATATTTGCTAGAACGTCTCTGCGAAAACGAATATTTCTTGTTATATCTGTAATAACAAATGCTCTACGTTCTCCTTTAATATCGAAATCGTATAAAAACTTTGGGAAATCTTCGAAATACATTATAGACCGTCCTTAATCTTTTCTTTAGATAGAAGTGAAAGTTCACGGAAACTTAATGTTACATTAATCTGCGTTGGCATACCATTATCAAATGTATTAAATTGTCCGTTTGGTGTGTAATTAACATTCATTTCTGTTAGAACACAAGAAGTATGACGATGTAAGTTTGGATTTTCTTTTCCGTTTTGATAGTATGCTATATCAAACTCAGATGGGTAAACATATAAAAATTCGTTAGCATCTTTAAACTCTGGATGCATATGGTACTTAAACTCATAAATAATTCGCATTATATTTTCTGCTTCGTCTTTATTTCTTGGGAAGAACATATAATCAAACGCAAAAGATCTAAAATCAACATTCTTAAATATTTGTTCTTTCTTTGGGTTTGCTGCTAATCCAAAAGCTGCACTAGCAGCAGCACCTTGTTTATCACTCTTTAATCCCATAGCACCAACTATAGCTGCAGCATCATTACCAAGTTGTTTTACATCTTTACCATCTTTTAATGCTCTAATTATTGCTTCTGCTCCAGCTGCTGCAGCTTGGTATGTGAATGTATCTTCTTCTCCCCAACCAGCAGAATAACGAATATTTAATTGATTTGGTATGTGTAACGCAATTGCAGTTTTTAATCTTTTCTGCGCACGAGTTACAGAAGCTGCTTGAGTTGCTGCTGCGCCGATTCCGATTGCTGCTGGTGCAGCATTTAAAGTGGCTCCAACCAAAGCACCACCCTTGCCAGCTAATAATCCTCCACCGATAGCACCCTCAACAACTTGTCCAGCTGCGTTTAAACCTGTAAACGCCAACTTAGATTTTCCACTTGTTGGGTCGTCATAAAGTTTTTCATTCATAGCTATCGTTGGACCTCTATCTCTAGCAGGGATATCAGCTACAGTTTCAACAGTTTTATCATTGAACAATTTAGATTCAACAGCAACATTAATATAAAATACAACATAATTACCACCATATTCTTCTGACATAAGGTCTTTAGGATAAGAATGTTGTTGTATATTGTATTGTTTATCGCTAAATGTAGTTCTTGCTCTAGATTGATACAGATCTCCGACCAATGGTTTTGGTGGTATAGTTGGTTGTGGCTGTGGTGCTGGAGTAGATGTGGTTCCACCATTCATTTGGGTGGCTGCATCACCATAATCAACACCCATCTCGTCTGTATATGACATATTTTGTTTCCTGGACCTAAATAGTTGATCGTTATCATATTATTTAGGCATGTTTCACAAAAGATTATTTAAACCAGTGTTTCCAGAAAAATACTCTGGAGATCCAACCAACATCATCATGCGCAGCTCTTGGGAAACCAGATTTGCGTCTTGGTGCGACAAAAACCCATCTGTAGTTAAATGGAAGTCAGAGGAAACTGTAGTTCCATATAGATGTCCTACAGATAACAGAATTCATCGTTATTTTGTAGACTTTCAGATTCAAGTTAGACAAAAGGATGGGCTATTAAAAACCTACCTTATAGAAGTCAAACCACTCAAACAAACCCAACCACCAGAATATCCAGGACGCCAAACTCAAAAATACTTAGCTGAGTCTATGATGTTTATAAAAAATCAAGCAAAATGGAAAGCAGCCACAGAATATGCCAAAGATCGTGGCTGGGAATTTAAGATTATTACGGAAAACGAACTTGGCTTATAATGCCTAAATAATAATATGGCTAAAAAACCAACTACTTTACAAGACGTTTTTGATAAGAATCAATACGACCTTACGAGCGCAGCAAAAAAGTCTCGTTCGTGGTTTGAACAACAGGTATTGTTATTATCTAAACAAAGAGTAACACCACCAAAGTTGTTACAAGGAGATACATCAGCATTAAAATCTAGTGTAACTCCAGGAAAACTTTATATGTATTTTTATGATCCAAAACTAAAAGAAACTCTACCTTATTATGATAGATTCCCTTTAGTATTTCCATTTAGAAAAGTTGAAGGTGGTTTTCTTGGATTAAATATGCATTATTTACCTTACCAATTACGTGTAAGGTTATTGGATAGATTGATGATATTTAAAAGTAACGATAAAATGAACGAAACTACAAGAATCAAATATTCTTGGGCACTTATAGATGGAGTTTCTCGCTTTAATGGAGCAATTCCTTGCGTCAAACATTATTTGCTAGACCATGTTAGATCTCCATTTAAAGAAATTCCTGCTAATGATTGGGCAACAGCAATGTTACTACCAGTTGAAAGATTTATGGGATCAACTAAAGATGCTGTCTGGGCAGATTCACTTAGAAAAATGAGATAAAAATGTCTGAACCAAAAAACGGTAATTTAAAGAACTTCATTGCTATGGTTAAAACAGAGGGGTTAATGAGAACCTCCAGATACAATGTATCTATGAGATTACCAAGAAGCATTACAACTTCTCCAAATATGAGAAAAGTTCTTTTATATTGTTCTGATATAACAATCCCTGGTATAACTTTAGCTACTAATCAGTTAAGAATTCATGGAGAAATTCGTGAAGCACCAACAGAAAAAATGTATGATAATGCAAATATGACTTTTTATGTAGATAATAATATGGAAGTTAAAAAACTGTTTGATACTTGGATGAATTCAATTCAACATCCAGTTACAAGAAATTTTAATTATTATGATGAATATACAACAGAAATTAAAATTGACGTTGAAGATACAAAAGATAGAAAAAGATACGAAATAACCATGCATGAATGCTATCCTAAAAATATAGGACAGATTCAAGTTGGATATGACCAAAAAGAAGTTATGAAATTACAAGTTTCTATGCAATACAAATATTGGAAATCAAAAGCATATGCTGCACCTAAAGAAACTAAAGAATCTCCATGGGATCGTTTCTTAAAAGTTCCAACTATTAATGGCAGAGAACTTACTAGTCAACCTAGCGTACCAGAACAATATAATGATAACTTCCAAGGGTTTCAACAAGATTACAACCAGATGAGTTACAGCGGTAGAGCATAAATAAAGGATTATTATGAAGATTGATGATAAGTTGTCAGAAGTATTCGACACTGTTAAAATTGAAAAAACAACTGCAGTTGAAGTCGTAGATTCTAATGGGACTGCTATAACTCCAGTAAATGAAAAGATTGAAGATGACTATACAGTAGCCAGAAACAATCTTCGTGTATTACTGCAGCAAGGACAAGTTGCTTTAACTGATGCTCTTGAAGTTGCAAAACAATCTGAGCACCCACGTGCTTTTGAGGTTGTTGGAAATTTGATGAAACAATTAGCAGATGTAAACCAACAATTGATGGACTTACATCAGCAGAAACAAAAACTTGATGCTCCTGCCAAAGCTGAAGCAGCGAAGCAGGTAACAAATAATAATGCTATCTTTGTTGGTAGCACAGCTGAGTTGAATAAACTTATTAAGAATATGACTAAAGGAGATTGAATATGGCTTTACCTATGAGCAGTACGCCAACATATATGTTGACTATTCCTTCAAATGGAAAAGAAGTAAAATATAGACCATTCTTGGTTCGTGAAGAAAAAGCATTAATGATGGCTCAACAGAGCGAAGACCCAATGGTAATGGTTAATACACTTAAAGATGTAGTTAAGTCTTGTGTTGTTGGTGATTTTAACGCAGAAGAACTCGCTACGTTTGACTTAGAGTATATCTTTACTCAGTTAAGAGCAAAGTCTGTAGGAGAAACTGTAGATTTAATTTTCCCATGTGACGTTTGCGTTGATAATGAGAAAGCCAGAGTGCAAATCTCTTTTGATATCACTAAACTGCAAGTAGAAAAACCATCAGGACATGAAAATAAAATTTCATTGTTCGGTGACGTAGGAGTTGTTATGAAATATCCTACAATGCAAGTGTTGAAAAAGTTACAAAATTTAGATACAAGTAATCTTGATGATTTATTCAAAGTAGTTGCTGAATGTATTGATTACATTTATCAAGGTAGCGAACTATTTTACGGTAAAGAACAGAAACAAGAAGAACTTTTAGAGTTTTTGAATAACTTAACTTCTGAGCAGTTTGCTAAAGTTCAAAAATTCTTTGAGACTATGCCAAGATTGAAACAGGAAGTTGACTATAAGTGTCCTGTTTGTGGAAAAGAGCACCATAAGGTGCTGGAGGGTCTCCAAAGTTTTTTTTGATGAATCTTTGTCATGATAGTTTGTATAACTACTATAAAATGAATTTTGCTTTGATGCAGTACCACAAATACTCGTTAACGGAACTTGAGGATATGATTCCGTTTGAAAGAGAAGTGTATGTTGCTATGCTAATTAAGTACTTAGAAGAAGAAAAACAAAGATTAGAATCACAAAAGAGAAGGTAAAGTATGGCTAAACCACCAATGATGGTCCATGTTCAATCTAGTGAATTTAGAAAACTGTTGGAAGTTCAACAGTTATCGCTAGAACACGTTCAATCAATTAAGACTCTAATCGAATCTGGTGCGCCAGCAAAGCAAACAGAAGAATTACTTAAAGTTCAAAAAGAACAATTAGAAGAACAAGAAAAACTTGTCAAAATTAGCAAAGTCTCAGCTGAAGAATTAAAACGTATCAAAGCTGAAGAAACAGAAGCATTAACCAACCTCGCACAAACTGTAAAAACCTTTGACTCTATCAAAGATAGATTTGCAAATGCAATGAAAGGTATAACTACCAAATTTGGTTCAATGCGTGCAGCAGCGACCACTACACTAAAAGCAATTAATGTGGGTGGTTTCTTTGATAAGAAAATCGCTGAAAGAGAATTCGTTGACCAGCAAAGAAAACTTGGTAGCGATAAATCAGACAAAGAATTGCGTCAAGACTTTGCTCAAAGAAATAAAGTATCAAAAGATATTAAGGCTAATGAAGCTGAGATCGAGAAATTTAGAAAAGATACAGGTTTAAGCGAGAAACAATTATCAGGAACCAAAGAAGGACAGCGTCTATTATCTAAACGTGAGTCGCTTTCTGATGCATTTGCCAAAACTGATTTACGTGCAACATTAGTTGCTAGACCAGAAGCAGCTGGAACTACTTTAACCAATAAAGAACAAAACGACAGCGTAAATGTTTCTGAAGAAGAACAAGAATCTATTCGTCGTGAAGAAGAACAGAATGCATTACTTGTAAAAATTGAAAAGAATACATCTTCATTAGGTGGTGACAAAACAAGAGCAGCTGCACCATCGAGTCCAGCAGGTGGTGGTTTATTGGGTGGAATCGGTGCTGGGCTGACAGCACTGGGTACTGGATTAAATGCAATCGGTAAGGGTGCTGGTGGTGCGGTAGCAGGTATTTTAACTGGTATTGCTAATGGTGTTATCGCTCTTTCCAAAGCACTTGGTGCACTGGGTAAAGGTATAGGACAAGGTATTGCTGGAATAATTCAAGGTATTGCTATGGGAGTTAGTGCATTTGCTAATCCAAAAGTAGCTATTGGTTTGGGCGTAGCAGTTCTAGCACTAATGGGTCTTGGTAAAGCATTACAATTTGCAGCACCATTTATGGAAGCATTCGCTCCAGTTTTGATTAAAGTAGCAGACGTTGTTCAAAACGTATTCGTGTCTGCGATAGAACAAATACCAAATGTTATAACAGCTGTTGGTGATGTAGTGATGGGTGTTATTAAAACAATAGCAGATTCTATCATTGGAACTATCGATGCTATAACAAATTCTATTGAACGTCTATCGAAACTAGATGGTGCCAATATGATTCAGGTTGGATTAGGATTG